CATATTCTTCTTTATTCAAAAGATAGTGTATCAAATCATCTGTAGGAACCAAATAAAGATCTTTTGTGTATCTTGGGTCTCTATACCAAAACATCTCTGAGATTTTGAAGTTATTCATACCCTTTAATGACTGATCATAAATCTCATAATAAATCGGATCATATCCGTTAGGTGTTGAAACAACTATTACCTTACCACCTGTTGATAAGGATGCCATACAAGCCGCCCAAAAATCACCATCCGCCTCGATAAACGCAGCCTCATCAAATACAAGAATGGTTGGTGTAAATCCACGTAAAGCATCTTTTGAGGTTGCCACGGCTTTTACCTCAGATCCGTTGTTTAACTTATAATGTCGTTGTGAATTTTTTTCAGCTGCAAAACCAGCACCAACCCAACCAGGCCACTGATCAACAAAGGCCCTAATTTTATTTGCCATCTCCATCGAAGTATCGAGTTTGTTGGCAATAATCAATATTTTTTCAGGTTGTGTTTTTTTTGCGAATACCAATCTTTTTGATACCCAAGCGGCCGTTACTGTGGATACACCCGCCTGACGATATTTTAGTGCAATATTTTCCTCGTAATTTTCATAATCTTCTAATAATGAAACTTGGTCTGGAAATAATTCTAGTGGAACGTACTTTGAAACTGTGTTATCGTAAGTTTGTAGGTATGTTCTCAATGCGTATGGGGTGTCTTGCAAACACTTCACATACTCAATCATTACTTGTTCTTTAGTTAAACCCATATCTAATAAATATCAATTAGGGGTTTTTGTTGTAAAGATTACTTTTTTCCTATTGAGAACATTTTACCGATTGGTAATTCCATCGGAGCTTCGTCGGAAAACATAGTCATTTTTTTAGGTCTACGAAGGATCATAGACTCAGATTTTTTAGACTTTTTTTTTATCGCTTCGATTAGATCTTTTTTACTCATTTTTGGTTTGATAGTATTGTCTACCATTTCTGAGATTTTTTTTTCTAAAAATTTTTGTAAATTTTCGTTTGTTTTCTTTTTTACAGTTTTTTCAGGATGCTTTTTTTCAGGCATCGTCTTGTATTGTTTTTTTGATGTAGAGTCAGAAAACTCTTTTGCCATTTTACACCACTTACAATTTTTAGACGCACATTTATTACAACGTGCCCAAAATAAACCTTGTTGTGCCTTAGATTCGAATTTTTCTTTGATCACACCTTCAGTTGCAAGATCTTCCTCTTTATCTATGGTTGCATCACCCTCATCGCCCATACCATCAGGTGCTTGTACTTGATGTGGATCTTGTGAATATTCACCAGCACCCGCGTCATTTTTATCAACGTTAACATCTTCAGCCATTTCAGTTTCTTTAACCTGAACATTTTTACCTTGTAATGTAGTAGGATCTTGTAACGCCTGATTTAATTTTTTAACCTCCTCAGGATTTTTACTATCATAAACTTGTGTGACAACTTGAGTTTGTTCTTTATTTTCCTTTTTGAATTTCTCAACAAGGATCTTAATTTGAGATTCACTTAGGGTTGAAATGGTCTTATTCGATAAACCTTTCCCAATCAAATATCTAACATTTTTATTACTTTTCATAAACAACTTCTTTTTCAAATTGTAATACTATATCTCTTTCGTATAGTTTGTTTTTAACATCATCCTCAGTATCCCCAAATTGGAATACCAATCTTTTTGTTAAGGAGAAATCAATATCATTTGTCTCTTTTTCCCAACCCAAAGCAATTACATTATCCATAGAATCAATAACTGAAAATACATCAGAGTCTTGAACTAATTCAAATACGATTTCCTCGTGTACTAACGTCCCAACTTTTTTAATGTATTCCATGTCAGGAGGTAATGGGTATCCATTTGCTGGTTTAGACTCCCAGTTTTCACCGAATACTTCCAAAGTATCTGAAAAGATAAATTCATAAATGTTATCTCCCCTAAAATTTGGTCCCATCCCATTTATATAAATCAATCGATTCATATGATATCTCCTCTTCTCGTAACTTTAACTTCGTTAATACCCTCTTTAAAGATTAGGTTACCTTTATTGGATCTACCCATCAATTTAACTCTTGGGTTTTCTCTAATATAGTCTAACGCCGTATCTAATTGTTCTGAAGACTCAGATAATTTAATAACGTTTTCTTTGTTTTGTTTGTAAACCAAACTCGTTTTTCTATCTTGTCTCGCTTTTATCGTTTTTTCTTCTTCTTCATTTAAAACAAAATACTTCGATAATACTTTATCCACTGAAGACTCATTGAATGTTCCGTGAGAAAATGTATCAACATCGGGGTATTGGAAATGTTTTCTACCCTTTCTTCTATCTTTGTGGTAATCATCAACAAGGTCAGATTCGTAAACTTCTTCGGTTTTTTCACCTTGCATATTTCTCATTGCGACGTTAGAATAAGCAGCCCCCATATAATCTTGGAATGCGTCACCAAAATTATCATATCCCTCAGCCATTTCAGGTTCTACTGGTGGCTCAGGAGCCACTTCAGGTTCAACAACTTCTTCTTCATCAGTCATTTCGAAATCTTCCACTTCGTCACTATCTTCATCTTCACCACCACCTTCTAATTTAGAGATGATTTCCTCAATATCGTCTTCATCCAAAATATCAACATCAATTGCTGATAAAATGGAATTAATAACGTATTTCACATTTTGTGCGGAAAGTTCTTTTTCCTCTTCGTATGATCTAATTTTTTGTGCTAACTTTCCTACAAGAATTTGTATTCTTTTGATGTCAGAAACTTTCTTTTCTCTTGGTTTTTCCTCAACATCAACGTCCATTTCTTCTTCTGATCCGAAGTCAGGCATTTCGTCTTCAACACCCATATCCGCTGAAGGTACCTCTCCTTCTACACCCATATCTGCTGGTGGTACCTCTCCTTCTGCACCCATATCTGCCGATGGTACACCCATATCTGCTGGAGGAACCCCTCCTTCAACACCCATATCTGCTGGTGGTACCCCTCCTTCAACACCCATATCAGGTACTGCTGGTAATTCTTCAGCTGCAGGTACTGGCTCAGGTAGAATCGCCGGTTCGGCAACTGGTTCTTGAGTTTTAGGGGTTTTAGTTTTTAGTATAAACTTTTTTTTTTGCTCACCCAAAAGCGATGTTCCTTCTTCGTTTTCGAAAAGAGTATTGATTTCTTTAGTCATCAAATTCAATCTCTTCAACGCTTGAGAGTATGAAGAATAATATCTTCTATTTTTCATAGGTTCAATATAGTCTGCTTCAGACTCGTTGATTGCCTTTTTAATAATATATCCTTGTCTCTCTTTTGCGATTTCGTAAGTATTACCATCCGCCAAAGAAATCTTGTATTCAGTAGAGTTTGTTTCATTTACCGCTTGTGGGATATTTTCATTGTAACGAGCAATTTCCATTATTCGTCTCAATTTATCCATTCCCTCAAGTTTTTCACTACCGATAGGTCTTAATCCTGCCATAATTGCTTTATTTAATGTGAATTATTTTTTTCTTAATAAATATATCGTTATCTGAGAATATTTTTAATCTTGGGTATTTATTGTGCCATAGATAAACCTTTTTCTAAGATCTTGTGTGAGGCACCCCTCAATTTTTCTAAATAACCATTTCTTCTTAATATTTTGAATACTAAATTTTCCGATGAGTATTCACCATCTTTTTGAAGTCCGCAGGTTCTAAATTTACGTAACTTTTCTTTATACTTCTCAATCAGTTCCTTAGCATTATCAATATCTTCATCCTCAATATTTTCTAATACACCATCGATGATATCCATCCATTGTTGTGCTTTTCTTTTTACGGTCTCTTTATCAATTTTTACATCCTCTTTTTCAGGTTTGTGTTGCCATTCATCGTATAATAAAGAATAAACCCCACTTGAGAAGTGAGCATCTTCCTCACCCTCAATATATAATTCGGTTTCATAACCAAATAATTTAATATCGTGACTTTTATTAAATAAGGCTTTTTTCAACATGAATAGTTCCTTATATAATTCAAGTTGTGCTTGTGGAAATTGATTGTAATTCGCAATAATATGTATATCAAAGTCAGAATACTTTGACCAACTATAATTCGCTAAAGATCCTGTTAATACTATATCAGTTACTATGAGATCAACGTTTAAATAATCTAAGAATTGATATGCGATTTCTAAAAGTCTTTCTCTAACCTCAGGTTTCATTTCATACTTTTGACCTTCAGGATCACCCATTCTTTTTTCATTTGGTAAATACCAAATTTTTGGGTTCAACTCTGACTGTGGTTTGAAACTTTTTAGTATATCAGTAGTATTCATAACAATAAATACCTGTAAACTATAGTTTCTTATATTTGTGGGATTTAGAAATGTTTACGTTAAAGTAATTTCCTTGTGATTGTGCTGATCTGAATTCAGTATATTTTTGATGAGGGACATCATCATACTCATACTTAATACCATTTTTAAATTCTGCGATCATTTTTTTTGTGATTGTATCATATTGTGTTCTAACAATATTTGATGATTGGACCTCGTTCAAAATCGTAGTTCCGCTAATTGTTTCGCTTGTTATTGCCATTTTCTATTCTTAATGGGGTTATGTCATCTATATGACTAAGTTTATCCATAATATAATAATGAACTTCGTCTACGTCAACATCAAAACCATAATCCTTAATTGTTTGAAAAATCTCACGCATTTTTGGTTGGAACTTGGAGTGCAATACTAATAAGTCTTGGGGAAAGTAAGACGGACTTTCCAAATCTTCTTCCATCCAACCTTCTCTTTGGAAGATTTTTCTCATTTCAAGATAATCCTGTTCTAAATCTTTAGTTAATTCCAAAGTATCTACAAATTTTCTCCAAGCTTTCATAACAATAAATATACGAAAAAAAAAATCCACCCGAAGGTGGATCTTTCTTATTTGAGAGCCTTAATCTTATCTCGATATTCTATCGCCTTTTCAAAATCTTGTTTTTTAATACATTCGTCTAATTTTGCTTGTAACTCTGAAATCTTTTCTTTGTTTTCTTCTAAACTCTTGATCTCATCTCTTAATTTAACGGCTTCCTCAAATTCCTGTTTTTCAATCGCAACCTCTAGTTTATGTTTTAATAACTCTACATCATCGTTTTTAGGTTCCAAACCAAAACCTCTCGACATGTAGGTATAGGAAATAGAACCATCTGGTGATTTAAACGTTTTTTTATCCCAACCTCTATTACTCATAGGGAACGAGAACATTTCATCAATCATTCTGTCGAATTCTCTCCAATTAATCATAATTCTTATTTTTTTATTTAAGTTTATTTTTATTTTACACATTTTTTTACGAAATTTGTGCCAAGACACATATACTGACAAAATGTCAGGTATTTAATAATTTTTAAAAAATGATACTGACAAAATTACATTATTGGACTTTTTGTTTGATTATTGTTAGTATTTGAAAAAACGAAAGACTATGTTAGAATTTGCAGACGACAGCAACAACGAAAAAGCGAAAAAGAAAACTGATGGTGGGACTCCTGTATTGGACAACTTCAGTAAGGATTTAAACAAATTGGCACAAGAGGGTAAATTAGACCCTGTGATCGGTAGAAAGAAAGAGATCTTAAGGATTGCCCAAATTCTTTCTCGAAGAAAGAAAAACAACCCAATTATTATTGGTGAACCAGGTGCTGGTAAAACGGCTATCGTTGAGGGATTGGCTATGATGATCCACGACGGAGAATGTCCTAAAAATTTAATGGATAAGAGAATCGTATCTTTAGATATGAACTCACTCGTTGCCGGTACAAAATATCGTGGTCAGTTTGAGGAACGAATGAAAGTAATTATTGAGGAATTACAATCAACACCAAACATCATCTTATTTATTGATGAGATCCACACAATTGTAGGTGCTGGTAATAGTTCAGGTTCGCTAGATGCGTCTAACATCTTTAAACCAGCATTATCTCGTGGAGAACTTCAGTGTATTGGTGCAACTACTTTAGATGAATACCGAACTAACTTCGAAAAAGATGGAGCTTTAGAAAGAAGATTCCAAAAGGTGGTTGTTGACCCATCTTCAAAAGAAGATACATTTGAGATCTTAAAACAAAGTAAGGAAAAATACGAAGATCACCACAAAGTAACTTATGACGACCAAACTTTATGGACGTTTGTTGAGTTAGCGGATCGTTATATCACTGATCGTGAATTTCCTGATAAAGCATTTGATATCTTGGATGAGGTTGGTGCAAGAATGCAGATTGACATTCAACTACCTGAAAGTATTGAGGTATTAAAAGATGAGGCATCTCAAATCAAATTAGAAAAAATTAAGGTTATTAAACAACAGAAATACGAACAAGCGGCAGAACTTCGTGATCGTGAAAGAAGTGTTTTATCAAAACTTGAGGAAGAGAAGAAAAGATTTGAGGATCACCTAAGAAGTAGTAAAAGAACAATTCCTGAGGAATTAGTTTATGAGGTAGTTTCAAACATGACCAAAATTCCAATTTCTAATATCAATCTTGACGAACGAAATAACTTAATCAATCTTAGTGACAACCTTAATTCAAAGGTAATTGGTCAAGAAGAGGCGGTTATTAAAATTACCAAGGCCATCCGTAGAAATAGAATGGGTATTAAAGACCCAAACAAACCGATTGGTTCATTTATTTTCTTGGGGTCAACAGGTGTTGGTAAGACATACTTGGCAAAACAATTGGCAAAAGAAATTTTTGGTAGTGCCGATAATATGATCCGTGTAGATATGAGTGAATACCAAGAAAAACACACAATCTCTCGTTTGATTGGTTCACCTCCAGGATACGTTGGTCACGATGAAGGTGGTCAGTTAACTGAACAAGTTAAAAACAAACCTTATTCTGTTGTTTTATTCGATGAAATTGAGAAAGCTCACAAAGACATCTTTTCAACACTTCTTCAGTTGTTAGATGACGGTCATATTACAGATTCTTTGGGTCGTAAGATCAACTTTAAGAATTGTTTGATTATCATGACTTCTAATATTGGAGTAAAACGATTACAAGAGTTTGGTGCTGGTGTTGGGTTTAAAACAACAAAGAGTGATGCGGTACGTGAAGAGGAAAAACGAGAAATCCTTAAAAAAGAATTAAGTAAGTTTTTTGCACCTGAATTCTTGAATCGTATTGATGACGTTGTAATTTTTAATTCTTTGGAGAAAAAACACATTGATGTTATTACCAAACTTGAGGTTGACAAATTGTTAAAACGAGTATCAGGTAAACACTACAATTTCTCATACAATCAGGACTTAATCGATTATATCTCTAAAGTTGGTTTTGATGAAACCTTCGGAGCTCGACCAATTAAAAGAGCAATCCAAGATAAAATCGAAGATCTAATCTCTGAGAAAATCTTAATGATGGAGATCGAGGAAAACAAAGATTATGTCTTAGGGGTTGAGGATGATCAAGTGGTGGTTCTTAATAAAGAAGAAAAAGTTAAAAAAACAAGGAAAAAGAAAGAATAATTTTTTTTATCAACAAATTTTCTATATCTTTGTAGAAATAATTCGAAATGAATATAGAAAAATTTAAGGAACTCTTGTCTGTACCAACCAAAACTTACAAGGAAAGTAAAATGGTTGATTATCTTATCAAGATAATTGGTGATATGGAGGGAGTTACACTTACTTGTGACAAACACAATAATATTTATGCAACGAAAGGAACATTGGGTGAAGAGGAATTTTACCCAATGTTTATCTCTCACACTGACACCGTACACGAACTTGTTGATCAAATCAATGTTGAAGAAGAATACCTTGTACGTCCTTACACTTTTGGTAAAGACTTCGGTACTGAACAATCATTATGTTTAAAGGCATATGATAACGACGGAAAACCAACTGGTATC